TAAAACAGCTAATCCTACATCCCACGTGGGACATAGTTGCTAAAGAAGAGGAACCACGAGATGCCTTGGTATTCCAAGACAGACTACGCAGTTAAGTGAAATTGAGGGCTCCGAGAACATCGAAGACCTCATTCACAACAACTACCAAACCCTGAAGCAGGCACAGGATCGCGACAACAAGAGCCTTACGACTCTTGATGTTCGCTTTTCTGCTCCTACGACGAGGAACTCCTTTTGAAGGAGTGGTAGCTGCCGCGAGAGCCTCTTGGTATACAGACCCCGTTCGTTCAATTCCCGAAAAATTCGAGAAGTGTTCGAGCGTGAAATGTACACCCAGACCTCTACGATTCACCACCAAGCAACTTGGTGATGACCGCATCCGAGCTGGTAGAGAACCAGGTTTTAAAACCCTGGTAAATCTGCAACAGCTCCGTGGCCGTGTATCCCGCAGGAGGAGCGTCGAAGACGAGGTAGCAAGAGCTACCCACCTTCACGTTCTCCGCAGGGACAAACGGATCCGCGGTTAGTTTGGAATGGTCGATCCTGAGCAGATGTCGATTGCGCTTCGCATAAGTATGCGAAGCCTTCACGACAATCAGCCCATCTGACGTCGAATACGAAGTGTCGTCACCTTCTACCGAAGTTTTCGGTAGCGTGTACGGCACCGCATTGATCGTCAGTGCGATTGGATCGGTAAATGCCACAAGGCATCACTCCTAGGACTCGGTTTGCACCGAGCCCCTTTGGCTCGGCACAGGACAACCATCTCAGCAACTATCTGGTTAAACCCAGAGCTGCAGTGATGGCGAGCTGGCGTGGAGTAAACGAACTCCAGTCTAGCCCGAAACCAAATGGTGAGGCTTTCTTGCGACTCTTCGTCTCAATGAAGATTGTCACAGGAGAGACTACGATGCCGCCGACAGGTTTATACTTGCCGGCTCCACCGTAATAGTAGGTACGCGATCGAACATAATGTTCCATCGTGTAACCATACTTAATCACCAACCCATCGGTTAGCATGTCGGACGTATTGGAGATACAATCCCCAATGTTCGACACCCAATCGAGGGCCCACGTCCATGGAACCGCATTCCATACGACCTCCGGAGTAAGCTCGATCCCTAGAAGAGGACCGGCCTTAGCTGCCGCGTCCACCAAGCCAAAACGGCTTCCCCATCCAAGGGGTAGGTGATACGTGAAAGCCCCGGAAAACCACGTACGTCTGTACGTGCGGTCGCATTGAAGAATGAGTCCTTGGGGCTGAGTTGTGTCCACGATCGAGGTGTTATCAGAATCCGTACGGTCAAAGTACGGAGCTGATGCACCAAGACCTGTCCACACCTCAGTCATCTCAATAGGAAGTTCAATCCGACGTCGAACCATCTTGCCTGAGTTCTGTTCATACGATTTTATGATCGAATGAACATTAGCGGCAGCGTAACTTGCGTCACGTATGTCGCTGGCAAGAGGAACCCAACCGAACTCCTTGTTAAGATATTCCGAACCCGCCGCTCTGGCGAAGTTCGTTTTCTCTTTCCAAGCAGAGACTCCAATTAACTTCGGAAGTCCCTGTGTCCTGGCTTCTACCAGGTCAGTAGCGAGGTTGGCGACGTTATTCGTCGGCTTAACCATCGCGATGAGACTAGCGCCCTTAGCATTTAGGTCTGTTGGCCCAGATGCTGTAGGCATAGCCCATGTTGATGGAGGCGACGGATACACGGCACCTACGTAATCGTAGTGCCGCATGATGCTGGGAAAAGTGGGATCTAGATGACTACCATAGATGTGAGTCTGCGAGTGATCGCAGGCCGCACCTTGGCGTGTCAAGAAGAACTCACCACCCATGTCACCATGAAACTCATGCTTATGAAAAGCCTTGAGTTCCGCGGAATGATCTTCGTCAAGTGTCTTCACTTGACCTCTAGGTATGTTAAAGTTTCGGCTAAGCTTATGCTTGTAAAGATGATCTACAAGCAACCGCCCATCCGAAACGGCCGTCTGCCATGAACGTTCTACCGATCCAGGATCTGTATCCCACAGATCTGGATAAGTGGTATGGCGTTCACGCATACGACCACCTCCTAGAGCATTGATAGTGGTTTGGTCATCCACTTTCTTATTCAGAAAGTAGATGGCTGCACCATGCCTGGAGCCCCCTAGGGGGCT